CTGCTTTTCTGTCTGCGGTAGTTAAATCAATAGAACCTACACAAATAGTTGCAAAACTAGTGTCTTCTCTTATTGCACCGCCCGGAGTACCAAGGTCACTGGTGTAATATTGTCCGCCACCTGCTGTTATATAGTTTTCCCAGTCTGCATCGAGCGGAACTCCTAGTGTTGCTGAATCATTTCCAGCGGCTCCTACTACAATGATACCGTCAGCGACAGCATCTACAATATCCTGTTCCACAGCCGCAACTCTAGCAGGAATAACCAAGTAGTCTGTTCCGAAATAGTTGGCTGTTATTAACCCGTAATTAGCCAACTGTGCAAGAGTAAATGGACCCGGTATTAGTGTACCTCTATAAAAAATTTCAGTGATAGTAGAAGCAACTACAGTATATGAAAATCCCCAACTGTTATTTGTTATAGTTGGGTTCTTTCTTCCTGTGGCAGGGTTAATTGCTTTAGCGGAATGCCACGCTCTAATATAATCAAATATGAATGTTGGAATATTTCCGTTTGGATTTGTACCGTAAGGGTTTATGTTATAGATATTTGCTGATCTTGCCCAACCTTGTGTATTGCCGCAGGCAGTACCGGCAACGTGTGCGCCGTGATTGTTGTCGTCATCACCAGCGCCACCTGTGTAAGGAGTATAAAGATAAGTGCCGCCACCGGAGCGATGTTGTAGCCAATTATACTGTATTACTCGAGATCCGCCTGACCCGTCGCTGTTGACTGCATATTCAGGATGTGCAGGATTCATGTGTCCGTCGACTATAACAACGTCAACGTTTCTACCTTCGGCAGTGACAGTGATAGTAGCATTTATATTTTGAGTTCCATCGGAACCCCAGTTTGCTCTTTGCTGACCTTCTACACAACGGAGTAGTCCCCAATTTCTATATGATGCTTGTGATACACCACTTTTATTGAAGTTGCCTGTTTGTGTAAAACTTCTTGTAACAGTAATGCCTCGTTGTTCTGGAGTTAGTTCAACAGCAAACACTCTCGAATCTTTTTTTAATTCTTCTACTTCGGCATCACTTAACATGTAGTGTGTGCTACGACTTATTTCTCTTCTATGAGCGCACTCGACTACTCTGTTTGGAATATACAGATTGCCCCCAGGACTTTCCATATCCTCATAGAAAGCATCTAAGTCATCTCTATTTTTTAGAGTGACGATATATTCTTTTAAATCGCTCATTGTTATGCCTCTAGTTGTACTAACGCTAAGGTCACTTGAATGGTAGCCACGCCCGATCCCTTATTCTTTACAGAAGCATATACTGTAGTTGTAGCAGGTATATCGCCGTTAAAGCCTATAGTGGCCGGTGTGAATAATACTGTTTGATCATTAGAAGTAGTAATTACTTCTGCAATAACACCTGAACCAGGTTGTGGATCTTGAGTTTCTAATCTTGATGCATCTGCCGCTCTTGCCGCCGCAGTAGTGTATAGTCTTACCCATGCTGGTATTTCAACAGTCATAGCCAACAACGCATAAGTTTTAAATCCAGATATAGATATGTTGCCGATAGCATTGATTGCCAGTGCGCCTGTTGTTGCAGTAGCAGTAACTCTAGAACCTAGTCCAGCACCACCACCACCGGATACTGTGGTAAATGTGAATCCACCAGAACCGTTAGTTGTTAATACTTGCCCGTTAGTACCATCTGTAATTCCTAAGTTTAATAGTGTGCTAGGAATAGTTGGTTTATTTAAAATTACCCCTAAGCCGCTAACAGCGTTCCAATCGCTTTGAACTTGTGCGGCTGGGATGATGTCTGTTAAATCAGTTAAGTCACTGACGTCTACCGGAATATTTGGAGTGTTAACAAGTTCTGAGTAGTCAATACCGTTAGTTACAGTTAGACTAGTTGTAGTTACACCGTTAACATTGATAGATTCAAGACTAGTGTTTCCTCTAAACAATACATCGTTTAAAGTATCAGTTCCGCTTGCGGCTTGTAAACTAGTAAGTACAAACTTTTGTCCAGGACCGTTCCATGCAATAATTTGTCCTGCTTCTGGACTACCTAGTTCAAAAGGTAAACCATCAATAGTTGGAAGTCCAGTTCTAATACCTTCTTCGTCTACTGGTCCTATCAATCCGCCAGCAACAACTCCTCTTAGGTCTCCAGAAATTACTGTAGCATTAATATTACCAGTGATATTGATTGCGCCAGGGCCTGTAATTTCGTTTGAGTTTAAATTTAAATTCCCGCCTAGACTAGGACTAGTATCTTCCTCCACTGAAAGAATACCAGTTTCACCTTGCCCAAATCCCGATGTATAAATTTCCTTAAACATAGAATCTACTTTGCGTAGACTTTCTGTTGGAAGTTCTTTCTGGATGGTGCGAACTAACATAAATCCTTCACCGTCTGTGAGTTCTAATACATCGCCGTTGAGTGTAGTAGAAACTGTAAAAAACTCATCGTCGATGATGTCTTTTATGTAATAAACAGTGTTAGCAATTACGCCGCCAAAAATCATATTGTTGCCTTCTACAACAAATCTCACGGGCTGGCCTTGTCTAAGGTTGGCAGTTTCGCCTCTTAGACGATTATTATCAGAATCAGTGCTGGTTACAGCAGTACCTAGTCCTAGAAAGAGTGGTTGATAACTCATGTGGGAATCCTCATTTTCTAGTATTTATCGGAACTGTAACCAAAAAAATAGGGCCCTAAGGCCCTATATTAGTCATCTTCCCAAGGTACTGGTATCCACCCTAGTCTAAGCAAATCTGCTTCTATTTCTTCTGTAACAATGCCTTCGGGTACATATCCTGTACGCTTTTGCCATTGTTCATTAGTTTCTTTAGCATCGTACTCTTGATTTAATCCGCCCATGCCTGAGCAGTACCAATCAATGTAGTCTCCCTCTTGCCGCATATCTGCAATAATTCCACCCGCATAACGCCACGAAGCACTCCACAGATCTTTGTCAGGATCTTGACGTAGGAAAGGAAACATTTCTTTACGAACAAACTGCATATTACACATAGCCGCATACAAGTTTTGTGCATACGAATCACTGCTACGGACTTTTTCTAAAATCCAAGGTGTAGTCAGTAAGTCGTATTCCATGTTGTTTTTACGCCTTGCTGGATCGTCAAATTTAGTATTGTGTTCTTCTAGAACTTTTTCAAACCAATCAAGATAATCCTCGTTGACAGGTTCACCTTTTTCGGTTTGACGCTCAACATACCCTTGTTTTTGAAAGGTATGTCTGTCTGGGCTTTTGGAAATTTCAACGTCGGGGTTGGTGTCCGAGTTTTCTGAAGACATTTCTTACTCCTATTGCCTGACGCTTGGCATCCTCTAACGCATTGTGTTTCGAATCTGTAGGCATGTCTGGATCTGCTAGATCGAACAATGTACGGGTATCACGCATTTCCCAGAAGTTCCAAGGATACGCACGACCTAACTTGTCATAGATATTCTGCAAAATCATCAAGTCAAAGGTAGCACCGTGACTCCAAAACTGTTGACATCCCCATGCCAGTGAATGGAACTGATTAATAACTTCATGGATAGGAATACGATCCCTAGGATCAAATGCTTCTTCCATGATGTTAGTATCCTGTTGGTTCCACCACTTTAGCGTGTCATCACTTACAGTACAACCTAGAGCATCTTGGCTGTCTATTTCCACACGCAGATACAGTTCCTTCATAGGAGCATTGCTGAAAGGATCAAACCTTACTGCACCTAAGGTAAGAATAGTTGCGGTAGTTTTAGTGTCGAGAGTCTCCAAGTCGACCATTAAGTGTTGAGCCATATTAACGTCCTTGACCGCGATATTGTTTATGACCTTTTCTGCTTTTATTTACAGTAGAAGTTTTACTGCCATTTTGGCAGGTATTTTTATGAACACGCTTGTGATTACTTACTGCACCTTTTGCCATTTTGATCTCCTTTAAATTTCATCTAATCGTTGTGCTACCAGATTAGCAATGGTTTGTTCTAACTTTTCAATTTCGTCTGCGGCTTCATCTAGCAAGTTAGCAATCTTATCTGGCTTGCCTTCTGTCACTGCTAAACGTCCAGGAATCTGACGCCTAATCTCTGCCCGCTTACGCAGGCGAAAGAGTAGGCTTTGTTCACTTACTGGTAAATGACTTTCATCTTTCATACTAATTGTTCCCTTACCCAAGCAAGACGTTCTTGTTCCGTCATCGCTGTATATTGTACTATATTAGCACGGATTTTGTCAACCAGCGGATAGTACTCTTCATCCAAATTCTGCTTGATGTCCTTGTTCAGGTCAACCAACTTGTCTGTACGTGGATTGCGAGCAACCCACTTTGAAGTCAAGTAGTATGGTGACTTGATCTTAGCACTTACACCGTCTTCGGTATAGAATACAAATCCTTCATGGCGGACGTTCTTTGTCGCTTCTACTAGGTTGCCCACAGTAGTTTCTATGACTTCTGGAACATGACAGTTAAACACCTTGCCCAAGAGCCATAGTGTGTCCTTGTCGTGTCCAACCTTAGAACCCCATGTGTTCTCACGATAACCTAAGATATACATGCCTGGCACTTCTGGAATGATGTGTGGGTCATCTGGATGAACGCACTCAAACATCAAAGTCATACCGTCCATGTCTGTCTTAGTAAAACCTAGTTGCCAGTCTTCCCAAGGCATGTGCTTGAGCATCATTTCTTTTGCCATACGCACATAGTCTGAGTCTGTGCTACCAGTAGTAGACACTAGGACATCTCCATTGTACCAAGTAGCGGCAACCATAAAGCCGTTGACCTTACGGAATGCTGTAACTGGAGTATCTGCGGCCAGCACTGGTGCTTCCTTTTCGATACCGTAGTTATAGATCTTTGTGAATGGATACGACACTAGGTTGAAGTCGGCATCTACGATAGACCCACGGCATTCGGCAATGTAGTCGTTCCACAGGTTATCGTAGAATACCTTCTTCTTATACTTTAGCACATAGATACCGTCACCTGCTAGTTTCATGTTAACTAGGTTTGACGATTCTACATACTGCTTCAATTCATCTTTAAACATTTTAACCACCAATATACTTTCTGGCTTCCGCCATTAAAGTCGGATCGCCCTTGGTCATAACTTCTAACAACAATCTCTTTTCTTCTAAGTAAACCTTAGCAAATTCAGGATCGTGTTGCATGATGCTACGACTGTTAGAGATTAAATCTGCTAACTTGATTGTTTGTGCTTCAGCAGGTGCTTCAGCGGTATGTGCTCTGTCAATGGCCTTACGGGCGGCTCTGTTGCCGTCTGTGGGCTTAGACACATCAGTTAACCAACCTACTAATGTAGCAATGTCGATGCCAAACGCCATATGGATGTCAGTGTATGTGCATCCAGTGTCTTCTACAACATCGTGTAACCAAGCAGCCGCAACCATGTCTGGTGTACTGCCCGGAACTCCGGCTACAATCTTTGCAACCTCTGCAGGGTGAACGATGTATGGTTCACCAGTATACTTACGGACTTGCTTCACGCTGGCGTGAGCAGCCATGGCATATACTTGTGCCTTGTGAACAACATCTATTCCTGCTAACTCCATTGTGAATCCTTCCATCATATACTCCTTAGTGATGACCTTTAATTTCATTGTCCTTGATCAAACGAATTGCACGTTCCATAGAAATTACAATTTCGCCAGTTGAGTCCATACCTACATCTAATGCGCGATACTTCTCCAATCCACTTGAACCTCCGTGCAAGTGTCCGTGAAAGTGTAATGCTCCTCTGTGCATTTGGTCCCACTCAGCGATTGGATAGTGGAACATGACAATCTTGTGACCATCATAGGTAATATCCAAATACTTGTGAACTTCTGCAAACGCACCGCGGAATGTTACATCCTGCAAAGTCTTTCTATCGTGATTTCCTTCAATTAAAATCTTTGTGCCGTTCAAACGATTAATCATTCTACCAGCATCGCTACCTGACATAAACGCTACATCACCTAAGATGTAAACTGTGTCTTCGGGTTGAACCTTGTGGTTCCATTCCTCGACCATAGCATTGTTCATGTAGGCAACATCGTCGTTAAATCGTGCTCGCGTCTGTGGGCAGAACTTCATTATGTTCTTGTGCCCAAAGTGCAAGTCACTTGTTACCCATGTTTTCATTCTATTGCTTTCCTAAAAATAATTTCTTGCCTTGCAAACGCATCTTGCTCCCAAGGCATGTCTAAATACTTGGTTCGTTTACTGTACTTCTTTCCGCACCAGTAATTGTAACCGTTTTTGGATTTCAAAAATCCTTTTGCCATTTGCCGCACATGAACCATTTCATGTGCTAGTGTTAGTCCTAGTTCTTTGAGTTTTAATTTTGGGCTAATCACGATAACATAACTATCCAAAATATCTACAGGAACTGTCATTCCCATACCTTCGCACTCATTAGCGATTCGAATAACCACTGCCTTACGGCTTGAAGTTAATCCTAATTGACTGACGATGCTGGGCAGGATTGCCTCAACGAACTTACGCTTTTTGGCACTGCCTGTTTCAACTAGGAATTCCATAGGACACTTTCTAATTTCTATGTATGTATTATAACACCAAAAGAAGGCCCTGTCAATCGAAATCAACAGGGCCCAAAAGTGTTGTATTTTTACTACAGTTATGCGGCGTGCCAGATTTGGCTAAACCCTTCGTCCTCTGTAGGCATTTGAAAATTGTCAATCATGCTACGCATAACATGAGTTGGAATATTCTTACCTGGACGGCTAGCCAATCTACGTGCAAGTTCAGTTTCCTCTGGTGTTTTGAAAACCACGGCAATATGTTCGTAGTCTGGCAACATATTGAACTTACGCTTGCGGCTCTTAATAGACACACTGGTTTGATCCCAGATGATGTCTTTGCCTTCTCTGCGAGCAACAATTACATCTTGACACATCAAGTTCACAGCCTCGGGCATGAACTCATCAAAGACGTCGTTGTAGGTCTTACCCAAACTCTTAGCATGTATTTCTACATACTTGTCTGTTGAAACATAAACACAATCGTTAGCCCACTCTTGAGCGTCTACCCAAGTACTTTTGCCTGCGGCTGGCACTCCAATTAGTTGATAACACTTTGGCATTTAATTACAATCTTCTTCACGTTGTGGCGGCAAGATAATTTTCTTGTTGCCTAATTCATCATATTCAAACGGCACACCGTTAATAGTGTGCGGTTCGTTTTCATCGTAGGTCCAACCCAAAACTTTCATCATCTTGTGTTTGACCATTAAGTTAGGGCTACGAAACACTTCAGTATCTTTGAAACCCATCATAACACCAACTTCGCAGACAGCACCACTACGGCACACACCTGCAACACAGTGTACTATAACATCCATACGGTTGTCAAGTGCGTGTTGCAACAGTGCCACAAGGCGTCCTGCTTGCTCGTCGGTGACTTTGAATTCCTCGCCCCAAAGGTCATTGACTTCAAGATCGAGAAATTCAAACTTGTGAACTTCCTTAAACTCGTGTGCAGGCTTAGGAAACTCCATAGCAGGATCCACAATTTGAATCAGCATGGAATTTTCGCCAACAGCAACGTGATGCTTTTTTGGAATATCAGCCATTGCTACGTTTTGAATCCAAGGCATAATACCTCCTTATTTTTTCATTGCTTCCATCAAGCCTAGCAACTCTGCCCATTGCTCGCTTGGCTTTTTGCCTTCGTTAAGGTTCATAATGGCAACAAAATCTTTATGGTTCTCAGGAACCTTAAAATAGATGTTTGCATAGGTGCAGTCAAATGAGTCATCTTCATCATGACTGTACCAAGGGTGTTCGGCCATTTCTTCGAAGACATCTTCATAGTCCTCACGGTTGCCTCCACCATTACGTGTGTGGACAACAATGTAACCATCTTCCATGTAAACATTACGGAAGCGACCAAAGTCGCCCGAAGTCTTCCCCAACAAGTTCAATAGTTTATCACTGTCTGGGTTCATACCAAAAAGCATATTGTACATTGACATATTGTTTCCTTTACTGCTTACGGCGCTTCATCCAACTGTAACTGGTACCATCTGGTAGTACACCTTCTTTTACGCTGTCAACGCCAAACTTTCCAACAATCTCAAACTCACCGTTTGAGATAACCACAAAGGTACCTAGACCTTTACTAAACTCCATTGCTAAAGCAAGTGATGGAAACTTCAAAACTTTTTCTACACCACTTGGTCCTGTCCACTTTACTTCAAATATCATTCTTTCTTTTTACCTTACTTGTCCTGCATAATCTGCTCTTACATACCAATCTGGTGCAGAGTCCAAATTGTTGTGTTTCTTATTGTAGTCTACTGCCCACTGACGTGCTTCTGCCTCGTTGTCAAAATAGACAGTGTCCCAGGGCTTTGCTCCCCAACCACGTTCAAACTCAGTGAGTTCTACTTTGAAAGCGGTTACATTGGGTTTCTGGATTTGTGCCATTTTGGGCTTCTTTCTAACTACTGTAACTACAGTATAGCATCAGAGTGCCAAAATGTCAATGGTGTTGTAAAAATACAACAAGGGAAAATTGGTGTGACCGGGTGGATTCGAACCACCAAAGACGGCATTATAG